AAGGGATTTATCGTAGTTTGTAACCAATCTTTGCTTCTAGTTCTTCCAGTTTCATAGTTGAAACCTGTGACTTGGGAACTAGATTGTCTACAATATAGACTGCAACATTTCCACTCTCGAAGAATGCTACCTTATAAAGAAAGTCTGGAACAGGAACCTTACTCTTACCAACCAGTTTTGGATTCTTAGAGTAATGTGCACCAGTCACAACCCACTTGAACGGAACCGAACGAACACGTTCCTCAAGATTCTTCCATGCTATACGGTTGACCGAAGGCAACTGTGGAGTCATGTTTGTCATCAGGAAAGTATCTGACATTTCGTTTGGATCGTCTGCGTTTGCAGCAGGAACCATATGCCCACGATCGTAACCAGAGTTGGTATAATCAGCATGGGTTGGTGAATCAGCGATGCGCTTATCTGGACGGAAGTCGTCGGTGCGTGGTGTTTTCTTTACTCGTTCCTGTGCAATCTCCGTCGAGAAAACATTTGCATTACGAGCATCGTCATAAACAATTGCAAAGAAAGAGTTGCAGAGAACCGTAGTATTAGGTACTACGATTTCCTTACCATTTGGATAGAACTGATCGCAGGGGGACGCATTAGCAGCAGTCGGTAGAGCGAATAAAAATAGAGCAGCAATAAAGTTCTTCATATAATGATTTTACTTTCTGGAACGACTAGACCCGATCCATACCGAGTGTTATACTCATTCAGCATACCAGTTTCTGGATCGAAAATTGAAACGATTGCACCACCGCGAATAGGAACAATGTTGTCCTTCGCATAGGGGCAGAATGGAGCAAGTCCAATACCAAACTGGTTATTTTGACCTTGGGGAACCATCATAATTAGTAGAGGTTTACTGAGAACAACAAGGTTTCCATCATCAAACTCAGAAACATCTGCAATGATTTCATCCCCACTGATCAACTTAACACATTTGATATTGGACATACTTTATACTTTCATTATTTAGATTAAGATTATTTAGTTTTACCTTCTGCTAAGAATTCGGCAGCCTGCGATGGATATTCACTATCATCGGTAATGTCGATTTTCTTCGCTTTCTTTTCTTCTGGAATAAATGCTTCTAACCAAATCTTCAGCATACCATTAACCAGAGAAGAACTTTTTACTTCCACATTGTCAGCAAGAGTGAATTCACGTTTGAATCCTCGCTCTGCGATTCCCTTGTAGAGATATTCAGTAGACTCAGATGAATCGCACTTTCCTTGGATGCTCAGCATACCCTCTTGCAATTGAATATCAATGTCCGCTTTACCGAAACCAGCAACTGCCAGTTCGATTACGTAGCGATCTTCATCGACTTTCTTGATATTGTATGGAGGATATTTAATTGGCATCATCTGTGCCGATTGATCAGCAATATCTGCCAACCGTTTCATGACGCGATCAGCGCCAACAAAATAACGGTCGAAGTCTGCTAAATTAGTTGTATTAAATTTCATATTTTGCTCCTATTAAGCGAGTTTAAAAAAGTGTGCCATCCGAAGCATGGCACACTCTATTTATACTACAATTTAGAAGAAAAGTAAATAGTTTTTTTAATTTCTTTTTGCGCCAATATTATATTTTTGAACCAGTTCCCACTCGCCCTTTTCTTTATAGGCGATAATCTTAATCTGATTTAGTGGTGCACAATTTTCGTGCAGTTCTGGATTCTTAATATCTATTAGACCCCAGTCACCGAGCAACTTGGCAATAGTATTTCTACGTTCTAAATCATTGTCACTAAAGTCAGCACCCTTACCATCTAAGGCAAAGAGTTCCTTGAAGTGAACAATAAAGTATCTGCTCTGTTTGTGGAGGATATGGCAGGACTGGAAAAGAGTCTTTTCCTTGCGTGATGCTACCCCAATACGAGAAAGAGTTTCTCGCACCTTTAGAAAGTCGTCGGGATTCTTGAGGGTTACTTCTAAGGGTGCATACCCTGGAAAGTCGATATCAAAAAAATCATCAGTCATTTGTTGCCACCTTTATTCAATTTCTCTTTTATGTATTGTTTTTGTTCTTCAGAGAGAATTGAGAGTGCTTGGCGTGCTTTTTCATTGCTATAACCATAATACTCTTTGATCAACTCTACATCAGCATTCTTTTCGGACTTCAACCATGGATTCCATCGGTTTTTCGCCCTTATAGTATTTATAAGAAATGCATTTTGGAGAGCATGAGCTAGGTGAGGACGGCAATTGACCTCATTCGCTTGAACGATGGTTTCTCGATCTAGCGAAAGTGCTCGATTAATGATATATGGGGTGTATTGTTTTTCTGATCGTTCGTCTACAATGAGATTCTTTTGTTGATTGATGTTCTTGACAAATTCAAATGGACTTATCTTAGTTATCTTCTCAACATAATCTTCTGCAGTGTAAATCTTAGTAGGTTCACCCAAACCTTCTAGGATTGCTTCCTTCATTTCCACACCGCAGTCGCCATAATGTCAGTCAAACACGCAACCAGATTGATTTCCTGATCGACTGCAAATGCTGCCTTGTATTGATAGTCAGCGAGAAGAAGAATGATGGCAGGAATATTTTTAAATTCATCAAGATAACTGTCATAGATCTTACGAATGATTGCATTAGGATCACTATCCATATTTTCTACAACCCATGCACGCATCTTCGTCCAATCCTTGCCTTGAAGATAAGTCAAAAGACTCTTCATATCAAGATCACGACTGGTATTAAGAACACCCTCGTCAATAGTGCCGCCGACACTATACCGCTGCAGTTCGTTTAAAACACGGCGATAGTCAGGGAAGTGCTTCTTGAGAACATGAGCGACCACCTTCTCATCGAAGGTGACATTTTCTCCACGAAGAATGTCAGTCAATCGTTTCATGAACCGACCTGCCATTTTCGGACGGTCTGCCTTGGTAAGTTTAAATTCGATGACTGCACAACGACTATGCAGAGGAGAGATAATCTTATCCTTGAAATTACAAGTAAAGATAAACCGACAGTTGTTTGAATATTGCTCAATAAACGCACGAAGCGCAGGTTGAGTTGAATTTGGATTGAGGTAATCTGCCTCATCAAGAATTACGATCTTGGGTTTACCATTAAATGAAACCGACGCAGCAAACTCTGTAATCTTGACACGCAGAGTTTCAATATTTCTATCGTCAGAACCGTTGATGATGATGTAATCGCACCCAAGTTCTTCACAGACTGCTCGAGCGATGGTAGTCTTACCAACACCCGCAGTACCACAAAGAAGCATGTTAGGAATTTCACCAGACTCAACAAACTGGCGGAAGGTGTTCAATTGTGCATCTGGAAGGATACAGTCGTCCAATTTACGAGGACGATACTTTTCAACCCAAAGGAATTGTTCATTGCTCATAATAATCTCCATAATAAAAGGTGGGTGATGCCTCATCGATGACGCTCTTCGCAGCAGCAGACATCACCCTCAGCGAAGTTTGATTAACTATTCGTTTGCAACCAATGCAAGATAGTGTATGGATCAGTCTCGCCATACGGATCAGTCTCGCAGTTATCTTCCTTCCCAGGTTCGATAAACCACTTCTCGATCTTACCATTATCTACAACAACTGCATACCGCCAAGAACGAATGCCAAAACCAAGATTGTCCTTATAAACTTCCATGTTCATACCAGAAGTAAACTCTGCAGAACCATCAGGGATAACCTTAACATGCTCTAGTTTCTGATCCTTCGCCCAACAATTCATAACGAATGAATCGTTGACTGACAGGCAGTAGATATCGTCAATACCATGAGAGTAGAAACGCATCGCCAGTTCTTCGAATCCAGGAAGTTGCATTGTCGAACAAGTAGGCGTAAATGCTCCAGGAAGCGAGAATAGGATGACACGTTTACCCGCGAAAAGATCGAACGATGTCACATCCTCCCAACGATAAGGATTCAAATCCTCAATAGTATCATCACGAACACGAGTCTTGAAGACTACACTCGGAACAACTGTCGGTAGATTATCAACCATTAACATTCTCCACTTGAGCATCCCAATCATTGACAATCAGGAATTTATTAAACTGACGAATGACTTCTTCAACACTACTTGTAGTGAATTCGATAGACATTGCACGACCATCTACATCATTGTCATACGGAATTCGTGCACTAAATGTAATTTCTAACTTATCCATGACTGTATCCTTATACGACCGACGAAGGTTCCATCGCCAACCAGTATTCCAACTTCTTGGTCAGGTTGTTAAAGTGCATTGCCTTCTTCTTTCCGAGTGTTACCTCATAGTCATCAGCAATAACCTTCAGGTTCTCGACCTTCAGACGACAATCAAAGTCACCATCTGCGTTATTGTCTAGTTCGCGACGGAATGCATTTGCACGAGGATTAGCAGGGTCGCTAACAGTCAGAGTCACCTTACCGCCCTTTGAGACAACGCTCATGGTCGGAGCAGAAAGAATGGATGCTGCCTTCTGGACCATGCCAATCTCAGCAGCAGTCATCTTGAAGGTGAAGAACGGATCAATCTCGAGTGACTTATAGGGAGCAGCGGTAACTACTGATGGGTCAGCATAACCATACTCGAATTCCGACTTGTCCTTACGCAAGAACATACTCGACTGTTCAAACTCGATATCTTGTTCGTCCCAGATGCTGAGAAGAGCAAGGAGGTTGGGCAAATCATACACTGCGAATTCGCGAGGGAATGATTCGGAGACAGTGGCAAGAGTCAGAATGTTCTTACCTTCACTCACGGTCGCAAGAACTGAACCCTCGCGAACGACAATGTTCGTATTAATCGAGGCAAAGTTCTTTAGAACGGCGAGAGTTTCATTTGAGATCTTCATAATATATTAATCCTTAGTAGTCAGAGAGGTTTTAAGACGTGGTAAAGTAATAGTACCACCATCAGTTATACTATCATTATTGAAGAAAGTCAAGGTATTTGTTGCACTTCCCATGGTAGTAAATGATTCAGTATCGGTGTTTAGAACAAAAGTATTTTCGTCGAAATCATCTTCGACTCCAACTTCTTCATCATGCACATGTAATGCAATGATTGCGTAATGAATGACCTTCATGAGATCCTTACGCCAGTCTTCAGGTGTTCCCTTGTGACCATAACGTTGAGCATACTTTAAAATATTCCCAACAGTAAATCCAATACCATGACCACCGTCGATAATAAACTCGGTCGCCTGATATTGGTTTTGTGCGTAATGTCCATCATATGTGGAATCTACGTAGTCGGTGATCTCCCGTAGGAGATCACCCTCATTATATCTGTATTCAATTGTCATAGTTTCTCCTTAGAATGGGACTTCTTCAGTCATTTGGTTAAAATATGCATCTTCATTCACACCATCATCTGGCACTGCATCAACGTCGACTTTCTTATAGAGGTCGAGGAATGCTGCCTTGGTATCGGCATCGAAGCGATTAACGCAAAGTTCGATTGCCTTGCTGCGTGAATTAAACATCGCGTAAGCATTGACGATGTGCTCAAGACGACGAGTAGAAACCAGTTCGTCGACGCCACCGTCGTAGAAAGTCTTACGGATGATTTCCGCCCACGTGGTCAGTTTATCGGCGAATTCTTCGTCGACCTTTCCTGCCTTCTCCATCTTGTTCAGCACGATCTTCTTTTCGATCTTGGCGGAAGGATATTCCTGCTCAACGGTGATGGCGAAACGCTCAAGGAAAGCATCGTCGAGGATTTGGGCAGACATAAACTTGCCATCGTCAGAACCACGACCCTTGGTGTTGGCAGTGGCGATAACGTTGAACCCTGCCTTGGGAAAGATAGTTTCACCAGTCTTCTTATTGAAGTAAGGTTTGCCCTCAAGGATTGCTTGAAGACACATCATCTTGTTCGAACCACGGTCGATTTCGTCGAGGATGAGGATAGCACCACGCTTCATGGCGGTCAGGACTGGACCTTCGCGGTAAACAACGTTACCGTCGATCAGGGTGTTACCACCGATCAGATCGTCTTCATCGGTTTCAATCGAGATATTGACACGAAGGCATTCGCGCTTCAACTTGGCACATGCCTGTTCAATCATCGTGGTCTTACCGTTACCAGAAAGACCAGAGACGAACGTCGGATAGAACACACCAGCGTTCAAGATCTTGATTAGATCTTTATAAAAACCGAATGGAACGTAAGTCGTGTCAGCAGCAGGAACGAGGTTCTCAATAAGAACTTCCAACTTAGGAGCGATAACAATCTTCGCTGCTTCGCGAACTGGCATCGGGGTAACGTTGCCTACCATCAGAGGAGACAGGTTATACTTACCACGACCGATACGGTGTTCGGTCATGTTCAACAACCAGAAGGGAACCTTCTGACCAAGGTCACGGGCAGCGGCAACGATTTCCTTCTTAAGGAAAACACCGTTCTTGGTGTTGTTGGCGGAGAGTTTTTCAAGCAGTGCTTCACGGTTCATAATCATATTCATCATCCTCACATCATCATAATATAATACATTCTACCGCAAAACGCAGCAGAAGTCAACAGTTTTTTAAGAAATAATCAACTCACGCGACTCAACTAGTTCATGAGAACCGTCATTGCAGAAGTCATAATATTCAACGGTTTCATTGCGAAGAAGCATAAACCCAGCACCATTGGGATATACAGCACGAAGGACACCATTTTCATCACGCGACCACGAGCAGAGGACGAGAGTTTCAAGTTCAGAGGGGAAATCAACCATAATAAAATTTTCCTTTTCAAATTATATACACAGTATACCCCAAAAACGAGATAAAGTCAAGCCCTATTCTTGCGATATATGTAAAAAAGATACAAGATTATCCACAGCGGCCATAGCGAAAGCGCAATCAAAAACATTGCACCCAATACATAAAATGCAATAACCAAAACTGTCAACAAACCAATCAATTCTAACACAGACCATCTCCCTATCATTATGCTACTGCCCGAATCATTTTGGTAAGCAGAACACGGTTTGCTTGCTTTCCGTTCTGCATCTTTTTGAATGCTTGGAAGATTTGCTTCGTATTCTCACTATCAACCTGCAAAGTATCAGCGCCAATCTGAAGGTTCTTGCCACCTGGAACGAGGAAGCGATTGTGGAACCCACCGTGGTTGTCGAGAGTGAACACACGGTCCTTGACCCATTCTGTCTTCCACTTGGCATCGAAATTGAAGTCATCACCGAGCATACGACGAGCAGTATGCTTTTCGCTGTATCCTACGATGAAGAAATTGATCACTCGCGAACCAGTCACCTGACCGTAGAGTTCGAGCAATGCCTTCGAGTAGGCAGAGCGCATACCCTTATCGCGGTCATACTTCACAGTAACCGACTTACGAGTCTTAGCATCTTCAATAGTCAGATTGCTATTGCCGTAGTAGTTATAGGTATTGGTGTTAAAGTTATTGTCACCGTCACCATCAGTCAAGAACACGGTCGACAGAACTTCGAGACGATGCTTCGAGCGGAACTGTTCAGCAATCGAGCGAGCAACGATAACTGATTCCTCGAGAGGAGTCGAACCAAGACCGAAGTGATCAGGATACCTGTAAATCAGATTTTTATAACTACCATACGAACGACGATTTTCATATGCATGACCAAGATGCAGCAACTTTTTTACAGCATTATTAAACTGTGCACTAGAGCAACTCCCGTCGAGGAACTGATACAAGAAGAAATTTGAATCAGCAATCTGGATATCGTTCTTGTTTTCACCAGTGGTAATTTCACGATGTTCACGATTGTGCGCAGGGAATGCAGACTTAGCAAACTGGTTATTGATGAAACCGTAAACTTCCAACGGGATACGAACCTTACGGCAGAACATTGCCAGCGTAACCATCTGCTCAATCGTGCCTTTCATGTTCATGTCCATAGAACCAGACATGTCGAGGAACATAAGCATGCCATGGTTCTTACCGTTAGGCATAATGGTGTGACGAGCGAACAAATCTTCGCTGATCTTATGTGCCCACAAACGATCAGTGTCAAGACGACCAGTCTTAGCAACAGTCGCACGAGCAAACTCAGATGCCTTACGACGCATTTCGAATTCTTGAACCATCAGATTGATATACTTTTGGTTGTTTGCACGAAATTCGTTGTAAACTTTAGTTGCATCA